TAACAACCATTGTGAATATGGTTCCCTACAAGATAGTCTATCGGTTAAATGATGTAAAACATCATCTCCTAGAAAAATAGCTACATGATTTAGACCATCTCCTAAAATACTCATTAACAAAACATCGCCACTTTCAAGTTTTTCGTCAGGTCTTAATTCTCTAAAACCTGTTCTCCATGCACAATTTTCAAATAAAGGATTTTTTGCAAATTCTTCTGGGGTTGTGGGTCTATTCCAATCTCTTAAATCAATATTTTTCTCTTCTTTATACCAATCTCTAACTAAACTCCAACAATCAGTTACACCCCAAACCCATGGTCTACCTAATAATGGAGGTTTATATCCGCAGGGTTCTAAGTATCCCCACTGTTCTGTCTTTGGATTTACAATGTGCCATGGAAGTTTACTTTGCTCACAACCGATTTGATCTGCCTGACTACCAACTGGAGGTGTTATTGGGTGACTATGAACAACACCAACAATATCGCCTGTATTATCTGCTTTTATGTAATCCTCTGGATCAATAATAAAACACTGATGATCTGTCATAGATAAATTACGACAAGGAAAGTACCTTTCTTTGCCTTTTACGTTTAATAGCAAACCGCAAGATTCTTTTGGATCTTCACGTTGAGCATGAAGTAGTGCTTTATATTTCCAACTCATACAATAAACGTACCAATAGAAGGAAACTCAGATCTAGTGCATTGTCTACCAGGAATCCTTATACCAGCAAGATCAGTAGGAGCAGCAAGTTCAAATTGAACTGCCTCTCTAGTTTCTGATGCTTTTCTATCTATTTTGTATATTTCTTGGGGAAACTCAGCCGTAGGATCTGGTGTTCCTAATGGATTTGTACCACCAGGAAAATTAACAGCATCAAGATAACGTGCTAAAGTTCTGATTCTTGTGACTGTAGCTCCTGTTAAATCATTACCTGTTGTCACACTATTTACGTTTAACAAAATAGCTGTGATTGTTCCTAAAGCATTACTAATAGTTAAAGTTGGTCTAGGTAACTGCCCTTTTTGAAAAGCAAAACCTTCAGCCTGTATTGGCATTTTTAAATATTGATTTCCAGCCCAGATAACATCTCCACTATTATTTAAATTACTGCCATTATGAAATCTGTAAGTTTGTGTAGAACCGTGTATAGCAGCTACCGTTTGTAAAGTAAATAATTCAATAATTGCAGACGGATTTATTTTTTGTAAATCACTAATAATAGGAGCAGTGCTCATGGTTCAAATACCTGTCTAAATGTTGTTTGTATTGTCGCTCTATTGTTATATGGTATTGACTTTGACCAATTTTCGCAAACAAACTTTGATGAAGCAGTTTCCCCAGGTGGAGTAAAATCAAAACTATCACTATCATTTGCACGAGCATCAAGGAATGTTTCTATAGTATCTGCATCAATTTCAGAAACATCAAAAGTAAAATTAAATACCTTAGGATTTTGATGTTGTGCAAGGCCAAATAACAAGCGATGCTCGAATCCATCGGCAAAAACTACAGTACGAGTATTTGGTGCGGATCTTTTTTGTTGGCCGTAACTAGGTTTTATTGATGGAAAAGTAGCCATTATGCAAGTAAACCTCCAGGTCTTTTTTGCTTAACTAATTCTGATTGTATAGCAACTGAAATCATACGACCAAGCTCTCTTCCTTCATCTTCATTACCTTCAACAGAAGAACCAGAAGCATCTACATTTACAACTATATTTGTAGATCCTCCTAATTGGTTGTTAGGAATTATAGTGCCTGATCTATCAGGAACAAATAATTCTGGACCTTTTTCTCCCACTACAGAGGGTCTGCCTACAGGTGGTCTACCTCCATTTGCAAACCCTAAAAACTTAAATAACCCACCTGTTACAGTCTGACCTCCTGCGTTACCATACAGTGCTTGGTTTAATGCTATATCTAAAAATCTGTCTGCCACATTGCTTGCTAAATCTGCAAGAGTCGAAGTACCTTTTATGAGTCCTTTTATTCCTTCTTTTATATCATTCTGTATAGTGGTTTTTAACTTATCAAAAGCATCTAATGTTTCTGTCGCAGCTTTATTTAAGTCATGCGTTGCTTCTTCGGTTTCTCTAATTCCGTCTATTATGTTGTCTTGTTCATCTCTTTGCTTTTCCAAAGTTGTAAGTCTTGCCTGATCTAAAGGAGATAACTCTCCTAGTCTTTGTTGCTTTTCTACTAATTTATCTATTTCAGCTTGTAAAGCATCTTTCCCTTTAGTTGCTTGTTTCTCTAATTCAGCTATTGTTTTTGCAATTTCAGGATTTAGTCCTTCTCGTCTAAGTTGAATTATTCGTTCTGTCATATCTCTTTCTTCGCCTACTTTTCTTGCTGCTTCGTCAAATTTCTCTGTTAGCGTAGCTGCCTCTATTTCTGTATTTATAATTGTTGCTAATATTGCTTCTCTAGCTGCAAGTTCTTCAAGTGCTTCTTTAGCACCAGCTTTTAAAATTTTTCTGCTTCCTCCGTGTCCAACTGTTTTATACGCGTCTTTCATAATATTCTCTTTTTCAGCCTGTAAAGCTAATGCACGAGTATCATCTAAAGCCCTTGCATCGGAGAGAGTCTGAGCTACATCAGCATCTCTAAGACTTTTTTCATATCCTGTTATTTTTACTAAGAAATTCAATATTGAGGCTGTAAATGCCTGTACTTTGGCTACACCAGTAGCAAACTGGTTATTTAATAATCTTGTGGTTTCGCCAAATTGAGTTATTGCTTCAACTCCATCATCTCCTACTCTATTAGCCATAAGTTCCATAGTTGCGTTAAAAGCAGCATTTTTTCCCTGTGCTCTTTCTATTAATTTTATTCGAGCTTCCTGTGCTGAGCCTTCTAAACCTAAGGCAGTTATAGCAGCCTCACTATTTCTGGTAAACGGACCAAGGGCTTTTCCTAAATCACCTATTGCAATCACAGCAGACTGTATGGCCTGAGTTGCTGCTGTTGCTGCGATACCTCCTGCAAATCCACCCATACCACCAAACATTCCACCGATACCACCACCTAAAGCTCCTGCTGCTGCTATACCTGGTCCTTGTCCAAATAGCAGAGGAAAACCACCACTAATTAGAGCACTTTGAAAATCAAACCCTTTAGTAGGCATCGGTAATCCCCTACGAGCCAAGGGGTTGTTCATAAATGTTCGCCTACCTTCTCTATTTCTAGATTTCCTGTCAGATAATCTTGTGAAGTCTCCTTGAGGAACTAATGATGCGTTCAGCCTTTGTGATTGGCTGGCGAGTTGTTTAGCCTCTAAATCTACATTTTTTGCGATAGCTTTACCTTCATTTATTTTTGTCTTAACTATGTCCTTACCTATACTTAATGACTTTTTCCTATTTATTTCTGCTTGCTTTTGATCTAACTTTGTTTTCTCGTCCATTGCTTTCAAAGCCTGTTGCACAGGTGAATTTGGACTTAATGGATTGTTCAGTATTTCAGCTATGTTTGTGGGAGATCCTATCTGGCTAGGTTTACCAAACACAGGAGATGCTATACCTGTTGATAATGCTACTTGTTTAGATTTCTGCTCTGTTATTTTTGTCTCTGTAGCTAATTGATTCCTTCGTAGTATTCCTGCTCTTTCTTGTTTTTGTATAATTGTTTTAGCAAAATCAACTTCACCTTTTCTCGCTAGATTTATTGCATTATCTAATTTGCTTAGTTGGTTTTTAAAACTGATTCCATCTTTTTCTAATTTTATTAATTGACCTTTAGTTCTTAATGCTCTGTTTTCTGTTGCTAATATTGCTAGTTCTTTTTTCAGAACTGCGTCTGAATTACTTAATGCTTTCTTTGCTTTAGTATTTTGAGTCTTTCCTAAATCTTTTATTTTACCGCCAATGGTATTTAGATCGTTTGTGATCTCTTTAGTATTTAGTTTTATATTTACTTCGTACTCGGTTGCCACTAATCTTTTACAAAAGTACAGATATTAAAAGTTTAGCGTACTTTGCGTGTTTGGGCTTGCCTTCTTGCTTTTTCGTAGGCTTCTTCCTCCCTTTCATTTTTAAGAGAAAAATAAGCACTCCAAGCGTATAGCTCTTGTATAGATATTTTTTGTCTTAGTTCTCTATGTGTATAACCTAATTTTTCAGCTACAAAAAACTGTAAATAAATTAAATAATTATCTTTTAATTTAGCTTTTTACGGCATCGGGGCTTTCCTCCTCGCCCACTCCTTGCATTTTACTCATAATATCTAACAAGACTGACATTGGTATTTCTCTTCTAAGTACAGGTAGATCGGCTGGAGAAAACATCTTTGCACCCGATTCATCTTCAGCTTTCGTAACAATAACTTGAAGAGCGAAGTCTAAACTTCCTTCTTCCTTACCTTTGTTCATAGCTATTAGTGTACTGTTTATTGTGTCTCTATCAGCTATCGTAAGAGGCGACCAGAATATCTTTAAAATTAGTTCTTCTCCCTTTAAAATAGAGTAGCTACTGCGTTCTTCGACATTAAAAGCCTGTTTTAGTTTGTCGATTGCTCTTGTTGTTGGCATAAAAATTTGTATTTATTCCTGTAGTATAACTCAAAGAACTATTTATGTCTTTACTACTTCAAACCAAACTGTGAAAAACCTTCATCAAGATCCTGCTCTAGTGAAGTTTTCAAATAGACATCGTACCAATCAGGCTGATTAGGTATTGGAGTTGTATTTTTATCTGGGAATAAATCTTCATACATACTTCCATCTTCAGGGTGTTTCTTCTTGTTTATAACAAAAGCTGCATAGTTTACTTGGTTTCCTATGTACAAATCTTCATTTAGCTGAGTAGGTATCAACTCTCCTTTTTCAGGAACTTTACCGCTTGCCTCTGTTTCAGGATCACCCTCTCTAGGCTTGGTAGCGGCCACAGGACTTCCCTTTTGTACTTTCCATGATCTATTAAAAGTACCTGTCCAGAAAGGACTTCTATGTTGCAAAGTAAAATGAATCTCTGAAGCTGCAATGCTTTTGCCCATTAAGATAGCATCTTCGATGTCTTTAGTTAACTCTTTTATGTCTTTACGCATTGGCTGTAAAATTGCAGTTGACTACACTCATAAAGTGACTTTGGTTTTCTGCTGTAACTGAAGTTGGACCACTAATCTCGCTTACTCTAGGACTTACGGAAAAAGTATCTGTGTAAGTTGAAGCGTTTACTGAGGTCATTCCATCAATTAAAGATTCAGCGACCGCAGAGGCTACTGCACTTCCTTTGTTTGATGGAGTCATAACAGCACAGCGTATTGTACCTTCATAGTAATCTACTGCTCCTCCTTGAGGCTGCATAGTGGATTTAGTGAAGTCTAAATTTACCATTACATACTTCTTATTCTTACCTGGTCTTGTAAAAGGAGTATTATCAAACACTACAGTAACAGTTGGATCTGCTGTTTGAACTGCGTCTAGTATTGCGGTTTCAAAAGCTGCTCTTGCGTTTACTAAAGTCATTAGAAAATTACATCAATGCGGAATAGATACTCTTGTCCACCTTTTAGTGTACGAATATCTGTTATTTTAGCTCCTCTTGTCGATCCAGAAAATGTAAGAGTTATTTCATCTTGAAGTAAAGGTTGATTGTCACCTATCAAGTCTGGTGTGATGTAGAGCCTTGCAATGTTCTCCTGAAACCCAGATTCTTCAGTAGATTGCACAAACTCGATAGGTACTTTAATTGTATAGTTTGTGTCTACGGTTATGTACTCTCCTTTTTTAGCGTTATAGCTAGATACACCTTTTCTTGTGTAAACAATGGAGGTGTCTAATGAGTTCCCAAGTTGAGACACTACTTGTTTAGCGATATTTTTAAAAGCTGTGTCTAGTTGTCCTGCCATTAGCCTCTAACTACCCTCATTTGGAAAGACCCTGCTCCACCAAGTATATACGCACCTAAATAACTTTGTAACCAAGGGTAAACATCTAAAATATTGTTTACTGATCCTGTTCCCTGACTTGCTGTATTGTATTTGACTTCTATGTCTCCTAGTTTTACTTCAGAAAAATTACCGTCTGTTCCTGTGTTACCTGTCATAGCGTCTGTATCATTAGCCAGTGCTCTAGCTAGTTCGTATTGTGCATACTTAATATTTAATGGAATCGTGCTGCAAGCTAGTTCTACACCGTCTACTTGGTAATTATTTCTTGGAAACTTGAGTGCCTGACCGTCATCGCATCTATCTCCGTAGAATACGAAACTGTCGATCCATCTGGTAGCTGATATTAGTGCTCTGTTCTTTTGATCGTCTGTTTTATTTGTCCAGGTTGAAGAATCTGGAACTGTCTCAAAATAAGTGTTTGCCTCTGTAAGCGTGACATAGCTGTTAGCGTTAGCGTCTTTTACAGTTGCATTTATGG